AGAGGTCCGTTTATCAAGAGTGGCGATGAATTGGAAGTATTCCATATTAGCGGACTTTAGTGAGTCTAGCGTTGCTTGATTATGCACATAATTTAGCTCAGTCCGAACCAAACGGACTGCATCATTTTTGCCCACGTTCATGCGTTCTTGGACTTCCTTAGCTAGCTTTTCAACAGGAACACCTCTATGCACAGAATTGAACACCGTATCCTGTAAAGTTCTTGCTAGTTTATCACTATTACCCCAAATACGTTCGCTATAATTCTTACCGCTCCACGGAGCTCGTAATACCTGTTCCACGTGTTTTTCAGTAACAGCTACATTCAAAGGGCCCTGGCCTCGCTTAGCCAACTCGTAAGCAGAGTGTAGTCGATTATCTTTGTAAGCATCTTTAAGAAACCCTGTAATCGCTTTATCTGCTTTACTGCCAAGCTTGTCTAGCTCAATTAGTGTATCTCCATACAACTTGTCGAGCCGTGATATTCTTGATCGCATCGCTAATGTGTTGAGTTCTAACAATGTTTTAGGATTCCCTGTTTCCTTATACTCTGCTAGGTACTCCTCGATGTCCTTTCTCCAGGTCCTATACTCTGTACCATTAATTAATTTACGTGCCTCAGAAATACTAACTCCATTATCAGCGGAGAACTTGCCGTACAGTCTTTCGATATTAGCTTGGATACGTTGGGCTGACCGTTCATAGTGAGAGGCCAGCTCTTTTTCGATAGTGTCACGGCTTTTCTTATTCCATTCTTCTTCTCGCTCGACGCTGCGCCTAGCCCAATATGAATCAGTCCCCATATATTACACCTTAGCCTAATTTATGAACGAATTTAACAATACGGATTTGTTTAGGTTCGTAAACGCGTTCCCAGTTGCCTGCATCTTTCAGTTCTGTACGAGATACAGATTCAGCATGCGCACGAGTTTTGTTTTTCCAAGCTACGCCTCGTGGATGCATGATGAATGCTTTACGGGAGATAAGATAGTTAACACCGGAACCTTTACGTTTATCACGATCAACTTCTACTGGTACAAGACCTACAGGAGAACCAACGCCGTATGCAATAGCGCCTTCGCCGAATAAGTAAGTTGTATAATTACCAGCAGCCGCAGGGCAGCTATCATCAACGATTACACGACGACCCATATAAGTGTCGAAAGAAACAGCGTCAGATTGGCGAATGGTTTGGATCAAGTTCAATTTATCGAGATAAGATTTTGTAGCAGAATGCATTACAACTGCAGTCAAAGAGTTACGTGCATCACCCATAAGTTGCATCGCATCGATGAATGCTTCACCAGAGAATGCTGCGGCTTTGCCTGTTTTACTGGAAATATCAAGTACATGGTCAGCCATGCTTGTTGCTGCGAACACACCGTCTAGAATGTTAAGTAATTCTTTTTGATGGTCACGCGCCCAAAAACCTGCTACTAAATCACCGATTGCAGACATAGGGTCTGTACCAGCTAATTGCGCAGACAAGTCAGTTGCACCCCACATTTTCGCACGGCGAATAGTAGTGGATGTGTCCATTTTAGAACCGATTTTTGCTTCAGTAAGGCTTGTACCTTCTACGATGTCTTCGGAATCGCCGTTTAAGTCAGTGAAGAAAGGCATGTTATGTACTTGTGCTGCTTCACTTGCTAATTGGTCGAACTTGGAGTCACGAGTAATAATACCGGACTGGAAGATTGCAGACAATTCAGATGTACGGTTCACTACATAGTTTTCAAACAGTGCCGTAGGATTAATGATATCTTGTAAAGTTGTAGCCATTAGTTACCTCCTTAGATTAAATTATCAATAGCCACACCAGCTTGCGCTGCTAATGTTTTAGCCTGGGCTGGATCATTCTTAATAAGTTCAGCTTGTTGAGTAAGATTGAAATGTTCTTTACTAAATGGATTAACCTTAGGATTGCCCTCACCCTTGCTAGGGTCGTATTTAAACTTAGGGTCCCCCTCCGGTTTAAACAAGAACGCTTTAGAGGTTTTAAGCTCTTTAAGCTGCTCGGTCAAACCAGTTACCTTTCCATCATCGCCAAGAATTAACTTAGACTTGTCAATAAGATTAGCTACAAGCTCTGCATCTTGTGCAGTATCACCAATAGCTAACTGTACAGCAGTGGATAACTTCAATGCTTTCAAATCTGCTTCAGATTTTAGTGCGGCCGCTTTGTTTTCTGCTTGCAGTTTCGTAATTTGTTCTTTCAACGCATCAACGTCTCCCTCGCTGTCCTTGAGAGCCTTAAGTTGTTTATCACGCTCACTCACAGTAGCCTCAAGGCCTTTCTTTTCCGCGTTGACCTCATTAAAACGCGATTTAGGAACGTATTCCCCGTCTAGAAATTCCTTAAACTGTTTAGTCGCATCCTCGATTTTATCTTCTGCGATACCTAGTTTTTCAAGTAATTCTTTGACTGTCATGTTGTTTCTCCTATCCGGTTTTTACCGTGGTTTACCTGCCACGAATTAGAGAATAAAAATTTATATCACGATTTATGGTTCTTCAGTGTCCTTCTCGTCTATAGAGTCGTGGTCTTCAGATTTCCAATCATCGTAAATACCTTGCTCGGCTTCTTCTGCCTCAATTTGTTTAATTTCCTCGTTCACATCTTCCACGAATGGATGATGCGCAAGGATTGTGCGTTTAGAAACAACGCCCATTGATTTAGAACACATATCGACAAGGTCGCCATCGTTTTTAACAGATGTTCTTGTCCAAATTTGTGTGATAGTTACATCAGTAGTACCATTAGCGGCACAAATAGCACGAATCAACTCATTAAACCCTAACTGGAATTCTGTTTCCATCATACCTGCTTTGAGTTCTAACAAGGTGTACAGGAACTTCATGGCCTCCCCGCTAGTGCCATCGAGACCTTGTTGTTGTGGATCCACGCCCTGCCCCATATCAAAAATAGCTTTACGAGTGATATCAAGAAGCTCTTTGCGGGCTTCAATAGGAATATCAATGGTCAAAGTTGAAATGCCACTTCTGTCATCAGGACCAGTGGAATCCATTTGGATCGCCTTGTACT